TCACCGGCTCGCCGATCGTCGCCGCGGAGGTTCTTGCTCCGTCGGAGCAGCGTCCAGCGCCTCTGCCCACCCCTCAGCAACAGCGACCCTCGCGAGATCTCCTTCGACCAGCTCCGACACCTCGAACTGCCGCGGATGGAGGGCGCCATCGGGCGCCCCCATGAATGCCTTGATGACCTTCGCCTTCATGACTGGCTCCTCATGCGATCAGAGCCGATCAGGCCGGCGGGTTAGAGGTCGGCCGGTTGCGGGGATGGCCAAGCACCCAGACACCCGCGACGAAGGCGTTGCCGGTGTTGGCCGCCGGCGTGATTGTGACGCGGGCGTACCGCTTGCTGGTGCGCAAGCCGATCTTGAAGACCTTATCGTCGTCGCTGAACAGGAAGCTCGCCTGTGTCTCCAGGCCGATCAGCTGATCATCGGGAACGGCCGTGGCATCCGACAGGTTAGCCGCGTCCCCGTGCTCGACCAGAGTCGTGAACGTGGCATCGGCATCGGCCAGCGCGCCGGTCAGGATCACGAACTCGGCAGCCTCATACCCGGCAAGATCCGCGATCTGCGATACGAACGGCGTGTTGTCCGCAACGGCTGCCGCAGGGCTGATGCCGCGCTTCAGATGAATGCTGTTGTGCAGGTCTTGCATGGTGACAGTCCTTTAAATGCAGAATGAGAAAAGGCGCGCCTCATGGAAGCGCGCCTTCGATGTTTGTCCGGTCCGTGCCGACCGATCAGGTCGAGCACTTCAGCTTGCGAATGGCCTCGGCCAGCGTCACCGCACCGCCAACACGCTTCCAGAACAGGAACCGGACATTGCCGCTGGTCGCCTGGGTGAGATTGTCGCGCTGGAGTGACATGGCGAGGCGATCGACCAGCGTATAGGCCCGGGCGAAGTCGCCGTAGGCGATGGGATACGTGTTCGCCCCCTCGCTCGGCATGTCGGGGACTTCCACATACGGGTCGCCGTCGATGGTGTTGGGCTTGCCGAGCGCAATCCCGGGCATCCAGATGTACTGCTTGTTTCCATCTTTCAGCTTACGGACCGAACCTAGCGTCGTGCGGTTCAGCGCCCAGGTGGCATTGCGCGTATAAGCCGTCTTGATCGCGTGTTTCAGGGTCAGGATGCCGTCCGCCTGGCCGTTGGCGTCCGCCACGGTGGCCGCCGACCCCGAGACGGTCGAGCCCACGTCTGAATTGGTCAAAAAGCCCTCGCACTGGTTGACGCCCGTGCCCGACACGACCTCGGCGCCTTCCTTGACCGCAAACTGCTCGTCAGCTTCCAGCCGCAGCTCGGCTTCCAGATCGAACGCCGAATCTTCCAGGTTCTGCCGACTGATATCGATCAGCGCGCACATCTCTGGGGCCACGATCTCGATCATGCCCCAGGTAAGACCGGTGGTCTCAGTACGGGTCTCCTGCTCGCCGACACGGCGCGCGGCAAACTGGCCGGTGCGCTTGGGCAGCATGATCGACTTGGCCCCGGTCGAGCGGACCCGGACCAGGGAGCGAACCGGCGACATCTCGGTGATGCCTTTTATGATCTCTTTCACATACTCCGGAGGCGCCAGGTAGCCGCCGGTCGTGTCGTTCTGGATCGAGAGCGACTTGCATTCGGTCTCGACGTCGGCCAGCACCTTGCGGTGCTCGTCCGAGAGCGGCGTTCCCCCCATAGAAGACAGGACCGCCGCGCGTGCCCACGTCGCGTGTGTGACCTTGCGCTGCAGTTTGAGGTCTTCGCCGCCGACCAGGGGCCGCTTGAGTTTGAGTTCCAGCCTGTCGATGGTCTCGCGCAGCTCCTGCTCGCGCTCGATCGCGGCCTTGGCCTCCCGCTCGATGGCGACCAGCTTCTGGTTCACCTCTTCGGTCCGGGCGAGGTCGGCCTCGATCTTGCCGAGCTTTTCCAGCGTCAGGGGATCGGCCGCCCCCTTCTTCTCGATCTCGGCCAGGCGCTGATCGTTCGTCTTCTTGAATTCCTCGAAGCCCGTCATCAGCGGGTCGACGACCTTCTTGACCTCGGCGGCGACATTGGCGCCGCCGTCATCCTTGCGCTCGATGCGGCGCAGATTGCCCATATTCATTGTCCTGTCCTTCGGTTCAGGGGGAGAAAACGCTGGTGGCACGGTCGCGCAGTGCCTCCAGCTCCTTCGCCGTCCCGCCCTCATCCCGAGGGGTCGGATTGGCCTTGTAACCGCCGCTGGCTATCGCCTTGGCGGCAGCAATCGAAAACCCGCCTGCATCCCGCAGGAAGCTTTCGAAATCTCGGATGGTCTTGATGCTCTTCGACGCCTTGGCGTCCTCGATCCCGGCCTGCTCGTTCATGCCCCACAGCACGGGGCCCACCTCGTAAAGGTCGAGCTTGCTGATGGAGCGGAAGGTCTCGCCCGCGAGCTTCCCGTAGGAGCTCTCCACGACCGAGTAGGTGATCGACATGGCGTCGATCGCCTCGGCCATCATGCCTTCGTGCAGGGTGCGGCCGCGGTCGGTGTCGAGGGCGATGAGCTGGCCCTCGACCCTCAGGCCGCGGTCGTCCTCCTCCATGCCGGTCCAGTAGCCGATCGGCAGCAGGTCCTCCGACGACATGCCAAGACCGTGATGCCACAGCATCTTCGGCATCTTGCCCTTGGCCTTCCACTCGGCGAGCGTGTCCCTGAAAGCGCCTTTGACGATCATGTCGCCGCCGTCGTCGATGTTGTCGAACACCGCGCCGTAACCGGAGAAAGACCCCGGCTTCGTGTCGCTCGCGAACTTCAGCTCGAACGGCCGGGTGGTACGCAGCATGTCAGTTGCCTCCGGGCCGCAGCGGCAGAGAGCGCTCGGCCTGTGTGCTCATGTTGAGGGGCAGCAGCGGCTCGCCCAGTCCCTCGATCGGGTTCAGATCTTCCAACCGCCGCGCCTCGTTGCGGGTTAGCCAGCCGTTGGTGATGCCGCTGGCGTAAAAGGTGGCGCGCGCCGCGTTGTCGCCGCGCAGCAGGCCCTGCATGGAGAACTTCGCCACGATATCGTCCTCGTCGGGGAAGAGGTCGCGGGCCAGCGACTGCTCCCAGTTCTCGATCCATGGATTGAGCGTGTGGATGACGTGGGCCAGAAAGAACGCCTCCGCCGAGGCGAAGGTCGCCGTCTTGTCGGCGTAGCCCACCATCTGGGGGAACACTTTTAGGTCACGACAGATCTCCTCGATCTGGAACCGGCGCGTGTCGAGATGCTCGGCATCCACCCCCTTCATGCCGAGCGGTGTCCAAGTGCTGTCCATGTCGAGCACTGCCGTCTTGAACCGGTTCGCGAGCCCGCCCTGGTACTGCGCCCAAGATTCCTTCAGGCGCGCCCGGGCGGCATCGTCCAGGGAGCCCTTTACGGACAGAACGCCGCCCGGCTGAGTGCCGTTGGCATGAAGGGCGGCGTGCGTTTCCTCGGTCGCGATCGCCAGCCCCACCGCCTCGCGCGCGACCTGCAGGGCGTCGAGGCCGGCGACGCCGGTCCAACTGGGGCCCCGCAGATGGAACACGTCCTCGCGTGGCAGGACCGTCGTTTGCCCATTCAGGCCGGTTAGCCGGTAGATGAGCGTGTAGTCCTTCGCCTGCTCGACCGTATAGCTGCCGGGCACCAGCGGGATCAGCTCGCGCGGCACGCCGCGGATGCGGCCAATATAGGCGCAGCCGTTCCCGAGCAGAACAGCATGAAACATCATGACCTGCCGGAACTCGAAGGACGTCATCCACTCGTTCGGGCGGCGCGACAGCAGCCGGTAAGCCGGATGGTCCTTCGCCAGCTCCTTCGAACCGTCGGCCTTCTCCCGGTAAACTTTTAACGGCACCTGCGCGATGCCGTCGGCCAGGACACGCAGGCAGCCGAACACCGTCGAGACTTTTAGCGCGCTGTCGACGTTGACCGACACGCCGGCCCGCGAGTTCTGCTGGCCGAACAGCGCCGCCCAACTGAGGTTCCCCGCATCGGTCGTCTTCAGCTCGCGGCGCCGCAGCCCTGATGCCATGGCACTGAATAGTCCTGCCATCAGCCGGCCGCGCGGTTGCCAAGCGCGATCAGCAGGGTGCCGGCGATAAGCAGGAATCCACCCACGATGAAGCCGGCGGGCGGGTAGATCATCCAGGCGCAGTAGGAGACCAGACCGACACCACAGAGGCCCGCCAGATCGCGGACAAGACCGGGCACCGCCATCGCAACTGTGCGC